CGCAATAGATACGAAGAATTGTACCATAGCAATTCCGATGTTCAAATTGTGTTGTTTTTGCGTGATATGTGGTATGAATTAAACGGTTGGGAAGTTCCTACAGATAATGAGGAATGGAACAAAGCAAAAGAACGGTATTATAAGAGATTAGCGGAAAAGGATGCGGGAAATAAAAAGGAGCAATAAAATGCCAGATAGACCCTTAACAAGAAAACAAAAAGATTTCTGTATATACTATGTAGAAACAGGAAATGCCTGTGAGAGTTATAGACGAGCAGGATATAAGTCAGATAATGCAGAGACGGTGGGGGTATGTTCAAACGACCTCCTCAACAACCCCAGAGTCCGTGCGGAAATTAAAAGATTAAGTAAACCTTTAATTGAAGAGCAGAAAAAGCACATAGCAACCGGACAAGAAGTCATGGAATTCTTCACAAAAATGATGAACGGAGAAATCAAAGACCAGTTCGGACTTGAGGCAACAAACGCTGACAGAATAAAAGCCGCACAAGAAATTGCCAAAAGAACAGTTGATTTGGAAAATAGAGCAAGTGGAACACCCGATGGCGTGGTACAGATAAAATTAGATTGGAGGCGTGATAATGGCAATAGCTAAAAACCCAAAAATTATTATGACAGAAAGTCAGTTCATTAGCAGATTACAGGCATTGGCAAGTAGAAAGACTTATTATAAGAACAAATATCCCTATAATCTCTGCTATATACACAACGACAACAGAACTTCTGCAGATTGTGTCAATTTAATTAAGGCATTGCTTAATGGTTATGATGTAACAAATACCAAACCCGGTTATTATCAAAGAGATTTAAGCAATACAGGTGATTGCACAGAAGCTGAATTGCTTTGCCAATGTACTGATGTATCTTCAGATTTCAAATTACTTGGTGGCCAATGTGCAATACTTTACATGAAAGGCCATGTGGGAGTATATTTAGGCAGAGATGTTGTCATTAATGGCAATGCTTATAATGTTATAGAATGCACGGCCAGCTGGGAAAAAGGTATTCTATACAGTTATGTTGACACAACCGGAGCAAGATATAAGTGTAAAGGCATGACAAGAAGAAATGGTACATGGACACAATATGGAAGACCTACAAAATGGGTAGATATGGGTGCTAAGAAAGAAGACTATTCTAAATGGCCTGTATTATACATGAAGATAGACCCCAAAACCAAAAAATACCTTACCCGTGGTGAGTATGTAACAAAACTTCAGACCCAGCTCGTTAAGAAGGGATATGACCCTAAAGGTATTGATGGCATATTTGGACCTGGTTGCAATGCGGCAGTCAAAAAGTTTCAGAAGGAAAATACAGATGTTGATGGTAAGAAATTGGTTGTTGACGGTTATGTAGGACCTAAGACATGGGGAGCATTGTATAAATAATGGTTCAAGTATCAATACCTATCCAAGACAATATAATACCGATGTATGACGATGTGCTTGAAGATGTGTTAGCACATAAGCATAGCAGATATATATTTCCTGGTGGAAGAGGAAGTACGAAGTCATCTTTTGTGGGTGGCATTTGTATTCCTCTTCTTATTGTATTGAATCCGAATATTCATGCTATATGCTTTCGTAAAATCGGCAATACAATACAGACAAGTATATTTCCGCAAGTTATATGGGGAATATACCAACTCGGATTACAGGACTATTTCTCAATACCTAAAAACTATTCCACACCGATAGTCTATAAACAAACCGGACAGAGAATTTACTTTATGGGACTTGACGACCCTAATAAAGTAAAATCAGTAAAACCACCTTTTGGTTATATAGGAATAAACTGGTTTGAAGAGTTAGACCAATTCGCAGGAGAAAATGAACTCCGTAAGGTCACTCAGTCAACAAAGCGTGGTGGTTTAGACTTTTGGGACTTCCGTACATTCAACCCACCTATTTCAAAGAATAATTGGGCCAATGAATATGTCGAGGATATAGAAAGCAGACAGGTCCAAAACACATTGGTGGTTAGAAATACCTATTTAGATGTCCCTAAAGAATGGTTAGGTCCAGAATTCTTAGAGGATGCGGAAGAATTAAAGGAAAAGAATTATAGCGCATACGAACATGAATATTTAGGTATTGCAGTTGGAACGGGTGGAGATGTATTCCCTAATGCCTGCGATTTAGATATGTCACAGTTGGTAGAAGTTCACGATATGTATGGAAATACAATAAAGCAAGTGCCTATGCTACAAACATTCGATAATATCTATAATGGCATAGATTGGGGTTTTGCAAGAGACCCGTTCAGATTTGTCAAAATGCACTTTGATAGAAATCACTTAGACCTCTATATCTACGAAGAACATACGGCAGTCAAGACAAGAAACGAGGATGTATTCAAAGAACTGTTCGATGAACGGAAAATAGTACGGACGGATGAACTAATAATCGCAGACAGCGCCGAAATAAAATCGGTTGCGGACTTTAAAGCCTATGGTGCCTTTATAAGACCGGCAGAAAAAGGTCCGGATAGCATCCGTTATGGTATTAAATGGCTCCAAGGTCTCCGTCATATTTATATTGATAAAAGAAGATGCCCTGAAACATACAAGGAATTCACACAATACGAATATGAACAGGACAGAGATGGCAACTTTATTAGTGCATATCCGGACGAGAACAACCATTCCATCGACAGCGTCCGTTATGCGATGCAGAAGTATGCAAACAGAAAGGGAAATTAAAATGGCAAAGGAAACAGGATATCAATGTTTTCATTGTGGGCACCACACCGTCACATGGAACAGTGACTTTGATTTTGAGGATATGGGATATGAAGGACAAGGAATAGTCCACCTCTGTCACTGTTCTAATTGTGGTGCCGAAATTGAGTACAGAATACCAATTGATGAGGATGATGGAAAATGAAAATCTTACACTTATGCCCTTCACATATAGCAACAGGTGGAACAGAAGGTATCCACAACCTTGTCCACCACTTGAACTTGTGTGGAGCAGATGCTAAAATACTATATATTGGAGATAAAGAAAAACCACAACCCGAAGCCTACAAGAAATATGAATGTGATTATGTCACAGAATTTCCGGAAGACTTCGATGGTTGCGTGATATTCCCTGAAGTATGGGCAAATCAAGTCCTCGATACCAAATATGAAAAGTGTAAAGTGGCAGTAAATTGGCAAGGGGTTGATGTCTATTATTGGAACAACCCGAAAAGATTGTATGGGTTATTCTTAAATAGAGGTGATGTTTTACACATAGCCAATTCAGAATACGCAATGGACCACCTAAAAGAATTAGGTCTAAAACCCATAAAGATATCAGACTGTTTGAATGATGCCTATTTTAAGACCTATTTAGAAGAGAATAGAATTAACGCAATTCTCTACAATCCCACACCTGTCAAGCTAACACAATTCCAAAAGATAGTAATGACACGGCTCAAAACAGAATATGGTGCTAAATTCACACCAATTTCAGGTTATACACAAGACGAAGTGATAGACCTATTTAGACATCACAAACTCTATATTGATTTCGGTGTGTTTAGTGGTCGTGAAAGGTTGCCAAGAGAAGCAGTGATGTGCGGATGTTGTATTGTTACAAGTAAGCTCGGAACTGCGGCATATTTTGCGGACAATTCAATACCCGATAAATACAAGTGTGTTGATGAAACAGACGCAATAAAGACGATTTTAACCACATTAAAAGAGTATGACAGTTGCAAACAAGACTTCGATGAGTATAGAAAGTTATTAAAACAGGATAAAGAGAACTATTTAACAGAAGTGAAGGAGTTATATAATGCGATTCAGCATAATAATACCAGCGTATAATGCGGAAAACCACATACGGAAGGCATTAGATAGCATAAAACAACAAACATTTACCGATTATGAGTTGATTGTCATTTGCGATAGTTGCAAGGATAAGACAGAAGAAATAGCATTAGAATATGGTGCTATCACTAAGAGAGTGGATTTTCATTGCGACGGACCTACCAGAAGTAAAGGTATAGACATGGCAAGTGGTGAATATTTGTTGTTTATGGACGACGATGATTGGTGGATTCACGAATATGTATTGCAACAATTAAATGACAAGTTAATTGAAACAGGCAAACCCGATGTGCTTTGCTTCTCTTTCATATTTAGACATTGGATGTATGCTTCTCCACGAGGAAATAGGGGTAGCAGATGGATAGCAACATGGAACAAGTGTTGGAAAAGGTCTTTTGTAGGAGATACAAGGTTTCCAAATGTTCAATTCAAAAGCGATTTGTATTTTAATAGAGAAATGGTTGAAAAAGGTGGCAGATGGGTTGATTGGGATATGCCGATGTATTATTACGATTATAAACGAAAAGGCAGTCAGACAGAAATAAAGGAGGGTCCGATATGCAATGGGTGACAGTTAACGGAAGACACATTCCGGTAGATGAAGAAAACAAGAAAAGACAGATAGACCTAAATAAGAAACAGGCAGAAGAAAGAAATGATTCAGGTAAGAAAGCAAGTCTAAGCAAAATGGACAAGCTCAACAACAGAAAGACGAAGGAAAAGAAGAAATGAAATACTTAATACACACCTACCCAAAACGACTTTGGTATGTAGAGCAGTACATTATTCCATCTATGCTGAAACAAGGCATTATGCGTGAAAATATCGGCATATACAACGATGATAAAGGTGAAGGGAACTTGTTAGCATGTATGCATGCTTTTGCAAGTGTAGAAGATAATGAAGAAAGCACATGGCATCTTCAGGATGATATAATAATATGTAAAGATTTCAAAGAAAGAACCGAAATGTATTGTGACGGTCTTATAGCAGGATTCAGCAGTGAATTATATGATGGACCGGGTAGAATAGGACCCGTTAAGACCCAAGATATGTGGTTTTCTTTCCCTTGTATCTTAATACCAAATAAGTATGCCCGTCATTGTTCAGAGTGGGTATTGGAACAGATTATAGGCAACCCCGTCTATCAAGTGTATTGGCAGAGTGGTAAGAATGATGATTGGGCATTTAGGTTGTATTTAAGTGCCTTTCATAAAAACGAACCGGCATTAAATATCTATCCCAACCTTGTTGACCATGTTGACTATCTTTTAGGGGGTGGAAGTGGTGGAAAAAGAAAGCAGGAATGTCGTGCACAGTATTTCAAAGACTTAGATGTTGTTAAAGAATTGGAGGGACAATTAAATGGCAGAAGTTAAGCAATGGATAACAATAAAAGGTCGCCATATTCCCATAATGGAAGGAGAAACAAAAGCTGACGCTATAAAGCGCCTTAAAGAAGGAGTTAAGAAAGGTAAAGAAACTCGACCTGTTAGCAAGGAAGGGTTCAAAAAAGAAGTTGAAAAGCATAATGAGTATGTAAATAAAGAAAAAGACCCAGAAAAACGCAAGGAATCTGCAAAGAAACTTGTTAAGATGCAAGATAACCAGATTAAAAGTGTTAAGTTCAAAAAGGAAAAGCCTGAGCCTAAAAAAGAGGAAAAAGAAATAGACAAAAATAGTGTCGAATATAGAACTCAGCGAGTTAAGGATGCCCTTAAATATGCACGAGAAAAGATAGATAAACAGTCTTATTCTTGGAAAGAAACTGTTATGGATGCTCAGTATGAATATGACATTCCTCGTTATGATGTTCCACACCTTGAAAGAGCCATGAAATTGTATGCAATGAAGAAGGGCAAATTTCAGGACCATTATGAAGAGTGGGATAAAGAGTTTAGAAAACAGGGTGTCAATGTAGATACATTACTTAATAAGGATAAGAAACTTGAAAAGGTACATGAGGCAGAAGATTTATTAAAAGATTACAAAGGGTATGAATTGCCTAAAGATTTAAGGTCTAAAAAGAATTATCTTAACCTTAAAAGGGATGAATACGAAGCCAATAAAAGTGCTTGGCTCAATATGAGTAAAGAATTAGACAAGGCTCGTGATAAGTATATAACAGAAGATGATATAGAAAACTTTGGTGGCAAAGAACTTGCCAGAATGCTGGTTGACGATTCGGAACATCCGGAATTGATGGCATTAAAAGAGAAAAGAAGTAAACTATTCTCAGATGTTCAGGAATATGAAAAAATTCGTGATGAGTATTGGGACGCTACAGAAAAATTGGATGCTAAACAGTCAGCCAAAGAACGATATGATTATGGATATCCGGATTTTAAAGAGGCAGTTGGTGATTATATAGGGTTTAAGACAAATGATACCGGAACTTCCTATTATAATGACCTTATCAAAGAGGGTAAAGTTAAAATTGTAGAAATGACACCTGAGCAGTACATAAAAGAATGTGCTTATCATGTATTTGAAGATTCTACACTCGAGAAAACATTAAGGGGTAGAGTGGGTGATGATGATACAGAGAAATATGCAAAGATGATGCGGGATGGAACAAAGTTTGACACACCGTACCTTAATTATAAAGATTATGCACAAGAGGGTCTACATAGAGCAGTTGCGGCTTATATGAACGGCATTAAAAAGATTCCGGTTGTTATTGTAGGAAATAGAAGATAGTCGTTGTAGTACCAAAAAACTTGTTATATAATGTTTATATACGGAGGTATTCGGTATGACAGAACGCAAAATAAGCGCTTGGATAACAATTAAACATCATCACATCCCTATCTATGAGGGGGAAACCAAGCAGGATGTTATTAATAGACTGAAAATGGGCGTTAGAAAGGGCAAGGATACAAGACCTATCCCTGAAAAGGATTATATTAAGAAAAGAGATGCCGCAGAAAAGGCAGTAGATGCCCTTCAAAAACATCAGGAAAGAGTTAATCAGGCAAATGAACGCATCAAAACAGATACAAGTGAAGAAGCAAGAAAAGAAAAGTTGAATGCCGATAGAACTCTTAAAGAGGCACAACAGAGATACGATGTTCGTAACGAAGAATTCAAAAAGATAGAGAAAAGAACCCCTATCAAGTCTATTCAGCTCCGTAAAAAGCAAGTTGATAAAGAACTTTCCGAAAAACAGGAGCAAATTTCCAAAACACAAGTTGAAGCAGAAAGATTGAATGTATCCGAAACTCCTAAAGAACCCGAATACCAGAGAACTCCTAAAATGGATTGGATTGATAAGCGTATTGAAGGCAAACAAAAAGAACTTGATAAGCTCGAAAAGAAAATGGAGCGAATCAATAAAGCAAAAGAAAGCGACTACAAAGAAAACAATCCCTATTATTATAGCGATTATGATTTCCGTGTAACCACTAAGGACATAGAAAGAGCAAAAGCAGACCTCGAAAAGTATAAACAGGATATGGAAAAGGAAATTGAAAAGGCAAAATCCAGAAATGTTCCTGTTATAACCGAATTCTTAGATGATTGGGAAAAGAAAAGTATTGAATACTTTAAAGAACAGAAGAAGAAATATGACGAGGAAGCTTTACCTAATTATAGAAAACGGGATAAAGAATATGTGGATTGGTTGAATTATCCTTATAAATATGTAGAGGGTTGGGATAGAACTAACCCTACACACCTTCAGATGTATCGCGAAAAGAATAAAGAACATACCGAATATAGAAAGTTCTTCAAATCTAATTGGCATTTTGTAACCCAATTCAATGACGGACAGGGCACATGGGAAGAGAATATGCTTAGAGCAGTCCGTCAAGAAAAGTATGCCAAATATGATGATATCATAACCAGAACAAACGACATCGTCGGACAAATTACAGATGCAAGTGCTTTACACATTGGCAAGAAAGGTGATTTGAACGGTGTTATTGTAGGAAATAAGGGTAAAGCGTCTGTTGAAACAATAGGTGCCGGTGGATATAATATTCAGAGATACCATTTTAGAACACTTATACATCCCATAGAAGAGAAACCGGCTGAGCCTGTTTTTAAAATGGTTGATAAAGGTTATGAGTACGCCACAGAGGATGGTCTTTATACATTAAGAAAGAGTTGGGTAAAAACAAAGGAAAAGGGGGATTATGCCTCGTCTTTATTGGCACCCACCAAAACTGTTACCAAGTGGAATGTTTTTCCTAAAGAAGAAAACAGGATATACTCATTCAATTCTTTAGCAGAAGCAAAAAACTTTGTTAAAGAGCATATGAAGAAATAAAAAGGTCGTCTAAGGAGATAACCTATGGAAAAAAGAAAAATTAAGGCGTGGATAACAAGGGGTGGAAAACATATACCTATCTTTGAAGGAGAAAGCAAGGAAGACGCTATTAAGAGAATGTCTTCTAAATCCGGTAATTTAACAAAAGAAACATTGATGAAAAACAAGGGTGCCATGAAACACAATGGATATCACATTGAGATTGGCAAGAACGATAATGGTTCTTTTGGAAAGCGTGTATGGGTTACCGACCCAAATGGAAATGACCATATTTATAATTCAGTTGACAAGGCAATAGAAGCAGTCAATTCTGGAAAGTCCCTTGGAAAGAAAACTCCTAAGGTAGCTCACGAACATATTATTAATGAAAATAATAAAAGAGCCGAGGAAAAAGAAAGTTTCGTCGTAGGTAATAATCCTCCTACAGAGAAAGAACAGGCATGGATGAATGCAAAAGCAATTAGAATATCTAAGTACATGCCAAAGGAAAAACAGGCGGAACTTCGTAAACAGAAACGGGAATATCAAAAACAGTATAAGACATGGCAGGATAAGGACGAAGAAACTAAGAAGAAACAGATTGCCGTGTCCGAAAAACAGAAGGAAGAAAGAAATTCAAGTGAAAAATCACCATACCATTCAACCAGAAAATCGACTGACCGTTTGCTTAATCCTATTAATGCGCATGAATATAGGGTTAGTAATAATGAAGATGTTAAATCCGCCATACAGGATGCAAGCAAACGAATCTTTGATAATGAAGAATTGATTGGACATGCTATGCAGATGAAATATGATAACATGGAGGGATTTTGGTATAGAGGTTCAGCCGTAGTTACGAGGCGTAAAAATGGATGGAATTTATCTCCGGATGATACAGGTGGGGCAAGAAAAGCACTTATGCAAGCCCATTATGAAGTAACCGGTGAAACTAAGAAACCTGGAAATAAATTCAATTACAAAGATAGAGAGACCGCAAGGAAGGTATTTGAAAAATCTTCTTATATTATGTCTAAGTTAGAAGAGGAAGAAAATGACAAGAAATCAAAGAAAAAATAAACTGGTAAATGAAGGAGATTAGTTATGGGAAAAGAAATCAAACAATGGATAACAGTAAACCACATCCATATTCCTATATTTGAGGGTGAAAGTAAAGCGGACGCCGTTAAGAGATTAAAAGAAGGTGTCAAAAAGGGTAAAAATACCCGACCTAT